ATCTTATCTACCCAATATTGGATATTTTCTGCAACTGACACCGTTTCTGTATTCTCTTGCACTTCTGCATGTGTGATTTGTTTTACCAACTTTGGTGGCGTGTCGATTTTCTGAATATGAAAGACCGATTTCAATGCCTTTGGTAAATTATTTTGATACACAGAATTAGCTTCTTTATTTCCAAATACATCAGCAAGTGCTTCATTAGATGTTGGAACGTATTTATTATTTCTGTCACGCATAACCCAGCGAGTTCCATCAGTAATAACATATTGAGCCAATACATTCATCTCCCTTCTACTATTATTTTGTAATGGATCATATAGGACTCGAACCTACGACTTACCGGGTATGAGCCGGTTGCTCTGACCAACTGAGCTAATGATCCATAACCAATGCCAAGACTGACGGGTATTGACATTGGATACATCCGTAAGTGGACAAAGCTTTACAAGAATTAATGTGACCTGTAATCCACAACTAGCCGACCGCTAGGCTTGCCAACGAATTTTAAATCAAGAAACGAACTGTTGGCTATGTAACTCTTTAGTGAGTTATTCTCTATAAGAACTTATGCAGCTTATAGACTGCACTTACAGAAAAATATCTGCGTTCTGAGGACTTACTGGGTAGAAAATCCCCATAACAGGGCATACTGGATTCGAACCAGTGAATACATGAGTCAAATTCATGTGCCTTACCTCTTGGCGAATGCCCTATAATATTATTCTCCATATTTAATTGTGCAAATCAGGAACTTTAATTGCAGAAAACGCTTGAAACTTGACTTTCTTTCGAAATATATGTAAAATAAGTACAAGCGATATTTCGCTTCTGCAATGGCTTAATGCTGTTGTATGTATTTGGTTGATAGAGTCAAGTAGAAAGCTGTTGGCGCAGCGTTTGAATCGCTTGGCTCTATCTTTTTTGTCGCTTACAAAAATTATAATACTCCAAACAAATGTTCTTGTCAATCATTATTTCGAACAGGTGTTTGTATCATGTTCGGTTTTTGTTCGATATTTTTATTATATCATATTTTGAGTCCTATAATCAGGACTCTATCTGGGGAAATTTAATATTGTGTACCATAAATTCCTGTACTCCCTCTAATGAAAGCAATCCAAAGAAATCATTATTCTGATAGTCAACTGTATTCGCCTTGTTAATTATTCTTTTCCCCTCATCAATAGTAATTTGTCTTGGTCTTGTATGAATAAAAGTCATTCCATTAAAAGAATCAATCCATATCATACCAGGAGCTTCATCAATTATCTGTTTTGCCTTTTCTTTACTTACATACATTACGCCCTCGCCTCCTCTAATCTATATTCAGTTCCAAAAAACAAGCCGTTGAAACAAGCTTTATCTATAAGTTTTCGTTCATAAGCATCAGTAATATTTCCAAGTCTTTCAATAACTTCGTCCTTGGATATTGTTATAATTTGTTCTCCGAGCACCATAGAATACTCTGTTAAACCATTATCATCATCTGCATTAATGCAACTATGAACAGGCATGTTTATTTTTTTTAGCTTAGTTGTCAAAGGCATCACTGTAATTATAGAAGCATGTTTTGTTCCTATTGGATTGCTTATGATAACATATGGACGTTCTTTAGTCTGGACTGATCCTTCGCCTTGATATTTGATTTTCGCTTTTATAACATCGTATCTCTGTAAATCCATATGTACGTCCTCCTCTCTTTGTTATTTATGTACTTGGATTACCTTTGATACTTTGCATTATAGTCCATATATCTTAAATAGTCAATATATATCTTAATTTTTCAAGATATAATAATGTATAAACTTTTTACTTATATCTTGTATATTTTGTATATATCTTATATAATTAAGATGTATCTTAATCATTTGAAACATAGAGGGACAAAAATGGAAGTAGCTAACACTAAACAAATTCTTCTTAAACTTAAGACCATAATGCTTGAAAAAGATATAAAGAAAAAAGAACTTGCCGAAAAATTAAATATCTCACAGGCTGCATTAACGTCACGATTTAAGCAAGAAAATATTTCAATCAATAATTTACTCGAATTATGCGATGCATTAAATATCTATTTAGATATTAATTTCATTGATAAGGACGAAATCACATAAGTATGTCCTATTTTTTTATTTTATTACATTGGCAATCCTACATTTTGTTAACTAACATTTGCCAGTTCAACATTGATTTTAAACTTTGGGGTACAATTTTTTTGATAAATTGCACTCGTTGAAAAATATTTGCTCCCCGCAAAATCTCGCAATCTTGCTCTTTCACTTAATCCACCATCTACCGGCGAATACCCAACTTGTTTCATGATGAATTTAATCATCCATCCTATACTCCGCCTATTTGGAGCATTGTGATCGGGAGCGTCATGATTCAAAGGAAAACCTTTGCAATTTGCAAATTTCTCTTCGAGATCTTTCACAACTCCCGTAAGCGCGGGTAATCCCAAATCCGACACCACTATCATCTTATTGATGGAATCTGCCGAGGATAAAAAATCCACAATTGCCACAATGTCACTGTTATTCACGTCTAACTTTGTTTTACTTAAGAAAGCCCTACCTATTTGATTCATATTAATCATCCAATCTTATGTCGTTTATTGTCATTAACTAATAGTTATTATATTCATAAGATTCATAAAAGTCAATAGAATATCACAAACATATTTATAGGATATCGCAAACATATTTATAAAATTCTCAGTTCATTTGCCATATTAATTGCAGCTTGATATTTATCAACATCATCAGTAAGCATTCTTATAATCTTTCCAAAATCATCAGACTTTAATGAGACAACTGGCATATTTTTAACTATCTCATCTCCCTTACCAGCAAGCACGTTATGAATGAATTCTCCATGGTCATTAATCAACTGTCTATTTTTCTCTTCTGTTAATCCAATATAATTCATTGTCATTTGTAAATCAGTATGATTGAACAATTTCTGCAATGACAAAAGACAATCAGGATCAAACGGGTGTGTCTTATGAATCCAATACCCGAAGCTTTTACGAAGGCTGTGACTTGATATAGGATATCGAATATCAACATCCTCAACCGCTTTTTTTAGTTTCTTTCTATAATCATCTGTTTGCCACTTTACAACATCATTGTATTCTATAATATAATATAAATAATCTCCAAGACTCTTGTATTCTTTTTGCTTATGAAAGTCATCCAAAATTTTCTGCTTTCTCTTATCAGAAAAATCTTTATTTAAATAACCACACCATGTTTCAATATTCATATAAAAAGGTGTATTAGGATGTCTTAACAGCCATAATGTTTTAGGTATATAACTGAATATATATTCATTATAATGTTCCATTGGGTCAATTTTTACGTGTGACAAATAATTGTCAACCGCCTCCCAAACCATATTACTTACAGGAAGATTAGTGATCTTTCCAGTTTTCTGTTCCTCGATGGTATCAATTTCACTCTTACGATTTCCGTTCTCGTAATACAGATCCGACCATTTCATCATAACTGTATCACCAATTCGTCTACCAAGAAGCAATTCTAATAATGTAATAAGATATCCGTCCCATTCTTCATTTTTTTCAAACCACTCAATAACATTCTTGATATCTTCCATGTTCCAAAATGGCTGCACCTCTGTTTTACCTTTTTTCTTAGTCGCATAATCTCTTGTCTGTGCCATATTAAATAACCTCTCTTTCTATATGTATTATTCTCCGTTTTTATAGTATCTATCTCTAATTTGTTCGGCTCTATCATATGCCTCCAATAAATCGTCACACCATCTAATTTCTATATTCTTAGTTTGTTTTCCGCAACAAGGTTTATTAAAACAAGCTAGATCCTTTATATGCCATTTTTCACGCTGATGACCTCCACGCTGAATTCCAGATCCAAGTTCATTTATTTTCATACAATTTAAACATAAAAATTTTGAACTTCTCTTTGGATTTCCCATATTCATTTTTCGTCACCTCTTTTCTGTAATAAAAAAAAGAAGCAGTTGATTCCTGCCTCTAATATTATTATACTGTAGTTCTATTTTATTATTTTTTCAAATCTATCATCTATAATCATGTGTTCTGGTTCATCGTTCCATACGTTTAAGATAACAGTTTTATCTTTTTCTTGAGTTAATTCGTACCAATGACAATGATTATCATCAGGATAATCATCTTTATCGGTTACTATATAAATATCTCCAATATTTATTATAAAATCTGGATTACTCATCTCAAGACATTGTGAATTAACTTCACGTTTACATTTTAATTTATCACCAATATTATATAACATATCTACCTCCACTTGAAAGCAATTTTTCTTTGGGTTATTCTTCTAACATTTTCTCAACTTTATCAAGCTGTGACTGAGCCATTGACTTTCCAGTTCTATTGAGCATTAAGAAATATTTTAATACTGCCTTTCTATCTGCTTCTCTTACTTCTCCTTGCACAATATGATGGTTTAAGAAAACATTTTTATCTTTAGCCGATAAGTCATTGTAATAAACTCCGTTATATTGAAATCTATTCTCATAAAAATCAATAATTG